GCAGCGAAAGCCAGCCAGGCACCAGCAATCAACGCATCGACGCAGTATGCCGACGACCAACCGTATGACAGCATCGTGTTTGAGGGTGAGACGGTGATCAGCCTGACGGTGACCGGTCTCCCTCCGAAGATGCAAGCCAAGCTACTGGGACGCCAGTTCGATGCAGTTTCCGGGCGGGTGTTCGATAACCCAGGCGCTACCCCTCCGTACTTCGCTTTGAGCTTCCGCTCATTGAAGAGCAACGGATCCTATCGGTATTACCAATACCTGAAGGGGCGCTTCTCGGCACCGACCGAAGAGACGGCCACCAAGGCGGACAGCCCGGACCCGAAGACCATGCAGCTGACCTATACGGCCATCCCGACGATCTTCAACTTCGATATTGGGGCGACTGATGAGCCGGTGAAGCGTATCTATGGTGATGAAGATACGACAGCCTTCGTGGCTACTGGCTGGTTCACGGCAGTACAGACACCGAGCATCGTGGCTGCATCGGCACTGGCTCTCAGCACGAGCGACCCAACCGATGGTGCCACTGGAGTAGCAACTTCGAAGATCATCACATTGACCTTCAATAATGCACTCACGGCGGATGCGATCTATAACGTGACCGTGGCCACTGCAGCAGGCGTGCTAAAGGCGTGCACGAACGTCTTGGATGCGACCAAGAAGATCATGACGATCACACCGACCACAGCCCTGGCTGGGAGCACGACCTATCTCATATCGATGGGTGTGACGGATATCTATGGGCAATCGCTGCTGAAGGTGAACGACTTCGCGACGACGTAATAGTCATTAGTAGATTAACCCCTTTCAACCTCCCCTATCCATTCTATCCTGAATAGGGGAGGGGTAAGGATATATATGCCGGTACATGCACCGATAAAACTCACGTTCTACGATCCGGAGACGTTCGATGCGACTGCGGAGTTTATCTGCAATTTCATCCCAGTGCGGTTCTTGAAGCTGGCGATAAGGTTAGCCAGGTCGAAGGTGAACATCAATAAGGACACGCTGGAGGGGCTGATCGTGGATTTATTCGAGAATAAGTTTTCGGTGGATGCGCTGCGCAGCGGCTCGGAGGAAAGCGACCGGATGCAGGTGCTACAGGATATCATGACCAGGGCAAATAGCTTTACGTCGGAGGGGTCGAGCAAGAGTGCCGGCAGTGAGTCAGAGAACCCGGATGAGGCGGAGGATGAGGCGCGGTTGGAAGATCTTGAGATCACGCTGGTGAAAAGTTTCGGATGGAGCTTGCATGATATTGATCACACAGATATCGAGAGTTTGTTCCCGTTCGTTTCACGCTTTGCTGGAACGGCGGGGAAGGTGAATGTGCAACGTAAAGTTTATTGTGACCAGGCGGCATGGTTATGAGTAAGGAGAGATAATGGTTGGCGACAACAGACTTTCTGCAAGATTTGGTGCCGAGACCACGGACTTCAAACAGGGCATAACAGCGATAAATCGCGAGCTTAAGCTTGTTGAGAGCGGATTTCGTGCTACGGCAAGCACTATGGATGACTGGTCCAACACCTCGGCAGGTTTGGAGGCGCGGTTAAATTCGCTGAACAAATCCATCGAGCTGCAGAAAGAGAAAGTGAGTGCTCTGCAATATAAGCTCGAAGATATGAAAAAGGTGCATGGAGAGAACAGCGTCGAGGCGCAAACTGCAGGGATAGAATTCAATAAAGAATCAGAAAAGCTGGGCAAATTACAGACCGAGTTAGGTCATACAGAAACAAGCCTGAATGGGATGAAAAACGTTTCAACGGGTGTAAGGGGTGCGTTCAAGGATCTGGGCACGCAATTCGATAACCTGAAACAACAAGTACCTGCAGTGGGGACTGCGATAAACTTACTAACCAACCCTATCTCCCTGGTGGTAGCCGGTCTGGCGGCATTCACAAAAGTTGCAAAGGAATCAATAACCGAGGTGGTCGCCTATAACAAGATGATCCGAGAGATGACCCAGGTGACCGGATTGGGAGCAGAAGAAATTAGCAGGATCATCCAGGTTGGTGATGATTGGGGGATAACAGCTGATGCAATTGGCACCTCACTGGAATTCATGAATAAAAAAGGGATAACACCATCCATCGATGCTATTGCTAAGATGGCAGATGAATATGTTAATTCAACTGACAAGGCAAAATGGGCAGAGGAAGCAGTAAAGACACTCGGAAAAGGGTACGTAACCCTGATCCCATTACTGGCGTTGGGTGGGGATGGATTTAGAGATGCGGCTGCAGGGATCGACGAGAGCATGATCGCTTCAGAAGATGGAATAATAGCATCCCGTGAATATGAAGTGGCGATGGATGACCTGACCGATACCGTTACTGGACTCAAATACGCTTTAGGAAATGGATTAATACCCACACTTGTGGATTTTTTGTCACAAATCAATGCAGTGACCTCCCGGGTAACAGATGAAGAGGCAGCCTGGAAGTTACTCAAAAAGATGCACGTAGATGGATTGATCACACAAGGACAACTAACTAAGGGATATTTCGAATTAAGTACTGGTCTTGATGATTTGTCAGTTGTTCAAAAAGAATACAATGCGGCCATAGCAGAATTAAAAAGAAAATATGAGATGGCGTATCCTGAAGAACAAAAATTCGTGGGGATGTATAAGGATCTTGGACCAGTGTTGGACGGGATAACTATAAAAACGGAAGATTATACCGACAAAATTGGTGGGCGTTATTCTGAAGCACATAGGGAAGCCACCTTGAGGGCAGCAGAACTTAAGGGTAAGCTTGATAATCTGGCATTGGCTGAAGACGCAGTAATGCGTTCGATGGAAAACTTGACCGGTTATATAAATAGTGATTTCAGCAAATCTCAGGCAGATTTCCTAAAGAGTCAAGAAGATCTCGAATCGCAAATGCAGGATGTCCAGACAGAAATTGACAATTCGATTAGGGATGGATATGACCCATTAAGTACTAAAGTCGAAGAGCTAAAAACTAAATATGGCGAATTAAAGACACAATACGATGAAAATGCCACCGAACATGAAGCTTCTACCAAGCGCATTATCTTAGGCGTATTAGCACAACAGATGGCGCTACAGGGGATGACAGATCCAACCGCATTTGCGATTATCGCTAATAACTGGGGATTGATTGACCAGAAGGCAGTGGATCTAACGATCAATACAGCCAAGGCAGTCAATTGGCTGAAAGACCATCCAGGGGATTATGCTGGATTTATGGCCATGTTGAACGGTGTTTATACATCCATCCAACCTTCTGTGGATGCAATTGTAACTCTGGCGGGTGAGATAGATGCACTTGATGGGGCGTCAGCAACCATTGAGATAAATACCGTAAAAACAGACTATGAACGTATGGTCACATTGCCTGCGGGCTGGCATCAGGGAGATCCATACCCAAGATTTGGAGGTGGGGGTGATTTCATTGTGCCATCAGGACATCCACATTCGAAAGGTGGTTATCCCATAAATGTTGAATCGGGCGAGAGGGTGATCGTCATTCCTCCCAGTAAGCAATTCGGGAATGCACTGGCGAACATGCAACAATTATTCGGCCAGTCGATAGCGGGCTTGAATCGCCAACCGAATATGCAGGTTATGGGAGGATCAAGCCAGAATGTGCACAACAGCTGGAGCTACAACATCCAGGCTGCCAACCCATTACAGACATCGGGTGACCTGGTGCGCCAGGTGCGCCTATTGGAGCTGATGCACTGATGAAAGTCTATGCGATTGTGGATGGTATTGAATATGACTTAAACTACGGCGACCCGGCCAAGTTCGAGGGGGAGGATGATCTGGGGATGCCAGACCTGCACCGGCTGGATGAGAGAGGACCGATGCAGCATGGATCCACGGACCGTGGCTACCGACTGGACCCGCGCTACCCAACCTATGTATTCGGGATCACTGCCATGAGCAGGGCGCAGCTATGGGACCGGCGAGCTGAGCTGCTGAGGATCTTCCGGCCGAGTCAATCCATCATTATGAAGCATGTGCTGGAGAATGATGATGTGCGTTACCTGGATTGCGTTGTATCGGGCGGGATGAAGATGCCGGCACAGGACAGACGTGCGGGGATCTTCCAGAAAGCGGCTGTGGTGCTCAAGGCGGATGACCCGACGTTCTACGATCCGACAGGAAAGAATAAGGTATTTACGATAGGTGCTGGTCCTGATTTAATGGCAGTACCTACGGTAATTCCGATGACAGTCGGGGCTTCCACGATTAATGTAAATGTGTCCATTATTTACGCGGGCGGTTATTCTGTTTTTCCTCGCATAAGAATAACTGGTCCTATACATGATTGTGTTATTACGCATACTACATTTGGGGATAAGTTGGATTTTACGGGAACTACGATCGATGATGGGCATTACTATGATATCGATTTGAGATATGGTTATAAGACGATTATCGATAATCATGGCGTGAATAAATTTTCGGGATTGACAAGTGACAGCGATTTAACTACGTTTCATCTTGGGTGTGATCCAGAAGTTCCCGGTGGGATAAATTCAATCACGGTCACGGGTTCTGTAGCGACTGAATTAACAGGGGTGTCATTTACTTGGAATGATAGATATTTAGGAATATAGGAGAAATATCATGGCTGAACTAAGCGGTTTCTGGACGACAACGGGTGCACCTGCCGGGCATCAACAGGTGAGTTATACGCAAGCGCATTGGTCAATAGCGGGTGAGATAATTGCTGGATGCGCTAATCACGAAGGGGTTGCGGCTGGATATATGGAGGAGTTGGCGGCTACATATATTTCTGCTCAGCATTGCCATGTTGCTAGAGGTGGGGCAATGGTTGATGGAAAATGGTATCAGAATGATGCCGTAGCAGGAATTACTATTCCGAGTGCGGGAGCGGGTACGGTAAGATATGATAGGATAATTTTGAGATGCACTTGGGCTGATTTTCATGTTGAGTTAGCTGTCTTGACTGGTAGTGCGGTTGCCCCGACTGCGCCTACGCAAACGACTGGTACTGTTTATGAGATATTGCTTTATTTGGCAGTTGTTACGGATGCGGGTGTAGTTACACTGACAGATGAGCGGACGTGGGCGGCAGTACCTACGAATGGAATTGTAAATGCTAATGTTACTTTAGCTAAAATGGCAGCTAATTCCATAGATAGCGACCAATATGTAGATGGTTCGATTGATGGAGTGCATATAGCGAATGATGCTATTGATAGCCAGCATTATGCTGATGGTTCGATTGACACGGCTCATATTGCGGCAGACGCCATTACTAACGTATGTCTCGGTCCTGGAGTTATATCAGTGAATAAAATGGCTGCTAACTCTGTGGATAGCGACCAATATGTTGATGGGTCAATCGACCAAGTTCATTTGGCTGTTGGAGCAAGTAAAGTTACTAATCGGAAAGGTGGGTCGGCTACTGTATGGTCTACGGTAGGGACTACAAACTATACCCCGGCAACAGTAAGAATACAGGTCGGTGCGATTATGATTCCCGATGCGGGAACGTCAATTACTTTTCCTGTGGCGTTTAGTGATATTCCTCTTTTGTTCTTAATGACAGCGGCGGGGGAAGGTATGAATCAACATGTTTGGATAAGCACTTTAGCTGCGGACACGGCAGCCGTAGGTTCTTACGATGAGACAATTCCCGGAACGGCTGTAAACTGTTATTGGCTTGCTATTGGGCCGGAATGAACGAATATCGGTTTGTGATTGGTCCTGAATAATGCCAGATCTGGCTGATTATAGGCTCGATGTATACAATGACTCCGGCGTCATGCAGGGCGTGCTGACTGGCACAGCTGCAGGAGGAGTGGAGAATAAAGCCGGCTTCCTATCATTATCCTGCGTGCGGAGGGTGAACTCCCCAGGTTTACTGATATTTTCATTACGAGGCGATCACCCAATATTATCAAGTCTAGCAGACAAATGGCAGTTCGAGCTGTGGCGCAAGCCAACGGGCTATACATGGGTCAGGGAGATAGCAGGCATCTTCCGAGCGGGACAATGGGGCTACGGCGAAAAATCCACGATCGTATTATATTGCCCGGGGATCATGAGCCTGCTTGGAATGCGGATCATCAATTGGGCGGCTAATACAGCCAACCGAACGGTATTTGATGGCGTAGTAGCAAGAACTATCATGAGGACATTGGTTACCTATAATATTACCAGCTCAGCTACAACTGTTAACGGGCGCAAACGGAATGGTACCAACTGGCCAGCGACGCAGATCACGGTCGAAGCGGATAATACAGGCGGAGATGCCCGGGACTGGTATTGCTTTGGAGAGAACCTGCTGGAGAACCTGCAGAAACTGGCACCCATCGCAGGAGGGGACTTCGACCTGGTGAAGACCAGCCCGACCACCTATGAATTCCGCTGGTACGTTGACCAATTAGGAACAGACCGATCGGCGACGGTCAAGTTTGCTTTGGGTCTCGGCAATATGGGCATTCCACAGTATTCAGAGAGCCGGACGGATGAGAAGACTGTAGCCTGTGTATGGGGAAAGGGAGAGGACACTACTCGTGAGTATGTTACCCGAACTGGAGCGAATTATTCTATAACGAATGATATCGAGTTGTTCGTGAATGCGACTGATGTCGACTTTGGCAATACTACCGGGCTAAATGACAAGGGAGATCAGAATCTTAGAGAGGTCGAAGCAGTCAGCTCATTCCGCTTCGATGCACTTCAAGCACCAGCTACTCTCTACGGCGTGCATTATTTTTTGGGTGATCTGGCGGGCGTGATCAATCCTGTCAATGGAACAGTATATACGCAAAAGATCACAGCGATCACCCAGACACTGGAACCGGAGGGGAAACAAACGGTTGAGGTGGAAGTGAGCGTGCCATGATCGAAGAAGATATTATCAGGGAATTGAAGATACTGAGGGGCAAAATTACGGAACTGGAGACAAAGGGTCAACCGCGCTGGGTATACCTGACCACGCCTTTAACCAGCACGGATTGGGATGGAGATGCACATTCAAACACATCCCCGACTGAAATAGATTTAAGTGCGGTATTCGGCGTTCCTGCAGGAGTGAAGGCGATATTAGTGCAGATGTTTGCCAGGGATAGTGGGTCGGCAGGGGAGTATATATTTGCGCTTGATTCAAGGGTTTCCGTTTCCTGGTCGGGTATGCTTTATTGCAACGGCGGGGATGTGGTGAGAGTATCGCACGCAGTCGTTACTTGTGATCCGGATGGAGATGTGAATTATTACATTGTGGCCAGCGGAACTAACACGATGGATTGTTGGATCAGAATTTGGGGATATTTGATATAAATGGACCACCGTAGTGCGTTCTGTTAGAAGGTTTGTGCTATACTCTGAGAAAAGGTAGAGTATTTATGGCAAAAAGGCGCTCAGCGGGAGAAGGAACGATCAGCCAGCTGCCCAGTGGAAGCTGGCGGGCACAGGTGAGCCTGAAGGGGCGGCGCTTATCTCATACTGCCAAGAGCCAGCAAGGTGCCAGGGATTGGATCCGCAAGATACAGGATCAGATCGACCAGGGGCTGACCTATGATGATGAGCGGACCACGCTGGGTAAGTTCATGGAGGGTTGGCTGGCGAGCAAGAAGAGCCAGCTCCGGACGGCAT